TGCAGTTGGTCGTCCTGGACCGCTGGAACCCCAAGCTCGTCAACGACAAGATCGCTAAGACGGTCGGCGTGGAGAAGTCGACGGTGTTCCGCTGGCGCAAAGACCCTGAGTTCGATGCGGAGTTGCAGACGCAGTTGGAGCGCGACCGCCAGGACTTCGACGAGGTGCCGTTGGCATGGAGGAAAAACCGCGTGTTGGCGTTGGAGCGGCTGTACGATAAGATCGACGACCAGCGTATCGCGCTTAAGTTGAAGGTTCTCAAGGAGATACGCGAAGAAGTCGGCGATCACCGCGTCCAAATCGACCATACCGTCGAGATCAAGGGCATCAACCTGCCGCCGCGAGCGGAAAGTTACGAGGAGTGGGTCGCCCAGAATCGCCAGATGACCGACGCCAACTTAGTGGAGGAAGCGGCCGGATGAACGCCGCGCCTTCCCGCGATGCGCTTGTCGAAGCGTTGCTCCGACGATTAAATCCATACGAGTATCCGGCTGGAGCGCCGGATGTGGTGGCTGAAACGGGCCAGCAATTAGAGGGGCTAGGGCAGCAAATAGAGGGTTCGTTGCAAGGTGAGGGTCCATTAGGTGAGTTTGCGGAGTTGATACCGCGCTGGACAATGGCGAATCCATTAAAAGCGGTTGGCGGTCTTATGCAAGTGCGCGAACCGGAAGTTAACGCAATGGCAACAGCAGCGAAACAGGCGCTTAGTCATCCACAGGAAACAGCGTCAGCATTAGGCGAATCCGTCATTGAGGCGGTGAAAGACCCGATGGGTACCGCACAAGGGATGTCATTGACTGATCTTACGGGGTATGGCGGCATATTGTCTAAGCTGGGTATGAGCATGGCACTGCCTGGTGCGGCTTTAAAGCGTCAAGCACGTAAGTTGAAACCGGACGAATCGCCGGACGTGGCGAAAGCTGATAAGCGAAAGTTAGCGGAAGAAGTGTTGGTCGAGCAACGCGAGGAAGTAAGCGACCTTTTTTCCTTCCCAGCGAAAGAAGTAAAAGAGGCCGCAGGTCGGCGAGAAGCGTCATGGCCGACCGGCAGCGGCGCTGACGGCAAGATGCGGGTGTTGTCTCTTTTTGACGGTTTAGGTGGAGCGCGAGTTGCTTTAAAGAACTTAGATGCGCCGGTGGAGTACTTGGCTAGCGAAATAGACCCCTACGCAATAAAGGTTCACCGCAATAATTACCCCGACACAAAGCAGATAGGCGATGTATCAAAGGCGTCGAGCGAATCGGTTGGGCCGGTGGATCTATTGGTGGGCGGCTCACCGTGCCAAGACCTCAGTCGCGCCAAGAAAGGCGGTCTGGGGCTGGAAGGTCCAAGCAGTGCCTTATTTTACGATTATGTGCGGATGCTAAAAGAGACAAAGCCAAAATATTTTGTATTTGAAAACGTAGCGTCTATGAAACCCGAAGTAAAAGACCGTATATCGGAAATCTTTGGGGTCAAGCCGATAATGATCGATGCAAAAGACGTATCAGCCCAAAATAGAAAACGATACTTTTGGACGAACATACCCGTTGATTTGCCACGCGGTCGGGACATAAAGATACAGGATGTGCTGGAAAAAGAAGTAGATCCCAAATATTACCACACCGATAAAGCCCAAGCATACATGAACCGTAGGGTTCGTGATGGGCGTACGCATTTGGATTTTGGACACCACACGGATGCACGTTCGCAGGACAAGTCGCGGACACTAGTAGCAAATTTGAGCAAAGGCGTGCCGTACAACGTCTTGATCGACGAGTCGGGTCGTATGCGGAAGTTTACACCGACCGAAGTTGAACGATTAGCCGGCGTCCCAGAGGGTTATACGGAAGGCGTTTCAAATACGCAGCGGTATAAGATGCTGGGCAATGGGTTCCAGATACAAGTGATGGAGCATATACTGAGCGGCATCCCAAAAGCAGCAAGCGCACCTTGACAACGTGGCGTCCGCAGCCTGGACCCCAGGAAAAGGCGATACGCGCTTCGTTTGTCGATGAGTTGTTTTTCGGTGGGGCGCGTGGGGGTGGAAAATCGGAGTTTTTGCTAGGAGACTACCTCGCCGATGTCGATACCTACGGCGAGCATTGGAAGGGCGTGCTGATACGACGCACCTACCCTGAGTTGGATGAGATCATTGACCGGTCGCGTATCATCTTCCGCGACGCCTACCCCGACGCCGAGTACAAGGTCGGGACGCATCAATGGCAGTTCGCTAACGGCGCGGTCTTAAAGCTGCGCCACTTGGAAAACGAGGCCGACGCCGACCATTTCCAAGGGCAGCAGTACAGTTGGATCGGATGGGATGAGTTAACCAGTTGGACCGACATGAAAGCCTACCACAAGCTGAAGGCGTGCTTGCGGACGGGTTCAGCGACGATACCGAATAAGCGCATACGGTCGTCGGGCAACCCAGGCGGTGCCAACCACGGCAACATCAAGAAGTACTTCGTCGACGCGGGACCGGAGTCGTCGATCATCGAGGGCGACGATGGCATGAAGCGGATGTATATCCGCAGCCTCGTCACCGACAACAAGATTCTATTGGAGCGCGACCCAGGCTATATCAAGCGCCTGGAGGGCGTGGGCGACGAGGCACTGATCGCCGCATGGCTGAAGGGCGACTGGAACGCTTTTGTTGGTCAATACTTCACCAACTGGGACGCAAAAAAGATCGCGGTACCCAGCTTTGAGATACCGGATCACTGGCCGCTGTTTGGCGGCATGGACTACGGCGAGGCGGCACCAACCAGCTATGGACTCTATACCGTTGACTACGACAGCAACGTCTACCGACTATGCGAATACTACCAAGGCAATGCGACGGCATCGCAGCACGCGCACCGCATCGCCCAGATGATCGAAAGTTGTCCATTTACGGGCGGTCGTTATCCGCAAGCGACCTACGCCGACCCATCGATGTTTGTTAAGCGGCGCTTGTCGGAGGTGATCAACCATTCGCCGGCCGACGTCTTTGCCGACCACGGCATCTTTCTGACGCGTGCCAACAACGACCGCGTCACCGGCTGGCGTATCGTCAACGACGCGTTGATAAAAGAGCGTTTCTATTGCTTCAACGGGTGGAACGACGCGCTGATGCGAACGATGCCGACGCTGCCGCGCTCGACGAAGAACCCAGAAGACCTCGATACGACAGCCGAGGACCACGCCGCCGACGAGTTGCGCTACGCTATATCGAAGATATACGCACCGCACCGTGTGACGGAGCCGGAACCCTACGAAGGCACCGGCCAGGAGATGATCGACGAGTTAGCTACCCAAACCGGCCGCCGCAGTGGCCGCTACGCCAACGCTTAACACGACCGTTTCGACGGCATACGAACCGAGCAGATTATGAAAGGTTTCAACGGTACGCCCCACGCGACGAAGAGCAAGCCTAAGTCCAACAAGACCCGCGTCAAGCCTCGTCCGGCCGGTGCCGACAACCTCAAGGCTGGGAAGAGCAAGTAATGCCCAAGGTTGGCAAAAAGCATTACGCCTACACCCCGTCGGGCCGTGCGGCGGCTCAAAAGGCCAGCAAGGCGACGGGTAAGAAGGTGACCAACACCAAGAAGCGTACGCCGAAAAAGAAGTAGTCCATTCACTCTCACCGCTAGGGTATTTTGAAACAAGCTCAGATCGATTTTTGGCAAGGGTCGATAGAAAACGGCCGTAAGTACATGCGCGACCGCCACAAGACGTGGCGTCGTCTGCTGAAGACGTACGACCTTGACTTCGACGTGCCAGGGTTAAGCGAGGACAAGATCGTCAAGATCTCGCGTATGTACCCCCTCGCACGCCAGATCATCGCGTCGGTGAGCTTTAACTACCCCCATGTCTATTTCAAGGTGGACGAGCCGCAGCGCGAGTTTGCTTCCGAGATCTTAGAGCGCGTCGCCAATGCGGCGCTGGAGCAGATGGACGCTAAGTCCGAGGTGCAGCAGTGTATCTTCGACGCCCTTTTCTGTAGTGTAGGGTGGCTCAAGTTTGGCTATAACCCGCCTGGCGACAAAGACATCGAAGCGCCCTACGTCGTCAACGACTCTATGGAGAACGACTTTCCATACTGTCAGCGCATCTCGCCGTTCAATATCTACCTCGACCCCTTAACGCCCCCCCACAAGCTGTCGCACGCTCGCTTCATCATTGAGAAGATGCTGGTGCCGCTGGAGTTCGTCAAAGAGGACACGCGTTTCGTCAACCGAAGCAAGATTGAGCCGATGTCGGACGATGCGGCCGGTGGGGGCATGATGCAAGACTTTGAGGACGCCGCCCACTCCGACGAGGCCGACGCCCTCACCGCCTCCAAGGAGCGCGGTAAGATGGTCTGCTTGTATGAGGTACACGACCGCA